GTGGCTCTCTAAACAAACATAATTAACTAAAAAAACAAATGAAAAACTAAGTATTAAATTTTATTATCAACTAAATATATTCAAATCTATAAATTATTTTTGACTCCACCAAATTTATTTTACAATATACATTCCTTTCGGCACTGAACGAGTCAACATATACTGCACACAATAACGTAATGAGTCGATAAGGTGATTGTAGGAATCAATAGGTTTTATGCCATTTACAGCCCAAGCATAGTTATTGAACTCTTTGATTAGGTTCTCCCCTTCTATATTTATAGTATAGTCTTGCATGAGTGCAATACCAGACAAGATACTACCTTTCTTTTTTATTGTAGGGCTTAGATTTAATCCTCTGGTGGACAATTCAGCAATAAGCCTAGGCTCAGAGTTGTCGCAGATAATTAGTTCTTTTCCTGCGTGTCTTACGCATTCATCATACAGGTTAGAGGTAACCAATCCTTTTTTATATAGATATTCTTTTGCCCAGATTATTTTTCTATCTTTGTCAATGGCAACTTTTACAAGAGCTGAGGCATCTCTAGAAAATCCCCAATCCAAGCCCCATGCCTTTAAATCTACACCCTCATTGAATTGTCCAATCTGCCAGTCAGTGAAGATTACACCCTCTGCTTTCTGTAGCCAACCTCCCATTATCTGATGCCTGAATTTATCAGGTCTGCGCACCCTCATCTCCTCTAATTGATTTACGAACGACCCACTTAAATTCTCAATGTTATCTTGGTAGGTGGTATGGATATAGTTTACGTTATTCCTTTCTCCGTTGAATCCATCTGGTATATCTCTATTCTGGTAGAACCTCTGATATATCCAGTGTTCTTTTGTGGTGGGGTTTAGAATTAACAAACAACGATTCCTTACACCTTTAGCACGAATAGAGTAATCTATTTTATCAAAGCTTTCTTCATCAGTAAGCTCCTCCGCTTCATCCAATACAAAAGTATTGACCCCACTGATAGATTTAAGTTTGGCAGTCTGGTCTCCACTTGCGGTTCTAATTCCTGAGAAATATATAGAACTGCCTGTTAGATTGTTTATAATCTCATATTTGGTAACAGTGAAGTGTTCGATGACTCCCATCAATTCTAACTTCTCAATGAATTCAGGGATAATACTCATACTCGCTGAACTCATGGTATAACGAGTAAACAATATTTTATTGTTCTTTTCGTAAGTGAGCAACACTAGGAACACTGTTACTGCGAAAGATTTACCTGAACCCCTACCTCCAGTAATCACACTGTATCTACTATCCGAATCGAACAGAGATTGGTATTTAGGATTTAGATTTACTTTATTCATCCTTCTTATCCCGTTTACCCCAAACCTTCGATGCAGGTTTCACATAGTATCCCAATATTGGATTCACTAAGTAATTCCAAAAGTCCTGTGGGAAATTCTTTGGGTCTCTAATCTGTTTTGCTCTCGCCATCTTCTTCTGGTGTTATATCTATTGTTTTGGGTTGACTAAAGTCTATCACTGGTATATTAACCTTAGTGTCTATGTTTATGTTCTGTTGTTCTTTCGGTCTCCCATAACGATATTCAAGGAGCCACTTCATGTGTTGAACTGAGCCATCCTTTGCTAGTTTAGCAACCTCTATCCAAGCCTTCTCCTCGCTACCAAAAGCTTTCTTCATGGCATTGAGGGTCATACCTGCTATGTCTTTATCCGCATTCTTACGAGGTCTCCCTTGACCTCTGGAGACACCTTTGACAGCACCGTTATTACGTCTGCCATCAACCTTTCTTTTCATTGGTCTTTTACCATCCTCACTACTCACAACAAACCTCCAGTCCTTTAACACGCTTTAATTCCTTATCTACATCTCTAAATATATGGATAAGCTTCCTATGTTCAAACACCAATTCTTTGTACTTCTCTCTGTAGTAACTATCAGGCTCAAGATATTTCTTAGGGTCATTTGTCAGCTTGTTAAGTATTCTTGATATTTTAGAGTAAGCCTTTATAAACTTAGAGTCATAAAGTAACACTACCTCCTCCATAGTTTTAACCCCATGAATTACCGTTGCATGATTTTTATTTATCTCTTTACCTATATCAGAATACCCAAACGAAGTATAGTCTCTTGCTAACTTATAATATAAGTTTCTAACATAAACAACCTCCCTTATCCTTGTTGCCTGAGATATATCTATTTTAAATTCTAATTCTACTAATTCTCTAATTTGTTTTAATTCCACTTATTTCTCTTTTAAATTCAACGTAAGCATCTACAACACCCTGACAACATTCATAATTCTCAGTCTCCTTATAGAAGTCTAAGAGGTATCTTATATCCGCTTCATGAAGAATTCCCAATCTAAGAGAGTGGAGGATATCGTCAAAACATTCTTTCTTGTCTAAATACATTTTATTTGTCTAAAAACATAACCACCAATAAAACCGCAATTGCTGTTATGTAAAAAATTGTTATAGTTTCATACATCGTACTTTCTATAATATACTGTTAATTCTTCTTCTCTACTAATAGGTCTAACAGAGTATAGGAAGCTCTGTGCTTCATTATCATGTATAAAGCAGTTAGGGTTATCACTATGGTTTAAAAAACCTCCTAATGGTGTCCTGTATTGACCCACCAGTCCAAGGTGTGTTATCCCTAGGTTATGCCCTGCTATTATGTCTTGTTTAGCAAATACACCTTGCCCATGTATTTCACTATCTTTTATTTCTAAACAATCTGGCAAAGGTCTATACATTATATATCCCCCTCTAATTCATAGTCGTAAACTTCCTTATTCTTTTCTATGAAGTATTCCTTGTAAATATCTACAGCTTGTTCCACATCATATCTCCCTGCGTTGAAAGACCTCTCACTAACCCCATAGAATCCTATAGTGCCAGTAGATTTATCTATAGCTATAAAAGTAAAATCATCTCTATCTATATCGAATAACTTACAATAAATAAAGGCTTGACATCTATAAAGATATTCCCTTGCAGAGTATTCAAATTTACTTATGTTTCCTGTGGTTTTTAAATCTACAATATATCCATCTCCAAGGATATCTGCCTTGCCTCTAAATGGCATCCCAAATAGATTGCCAATAGCAGGGACTTCCTTTCTAGTGTGTTGCATCATATCAACAGCTTTAGGATTGTTATAGAATGATTCTGCGAGTCTTTCTACATCATGCTTCTCCTTCCAAGTGAATGGTCTAGGATGCTCACTTAAAGCCTCTCTAAATACGTTTGTGTTCCTACTCTTTACATCGACAAACACCTGCTTCTCATACACATGAGGCTCAAGTATAGCAGTATGGAATAGCCATCCAAATTCAAAAGCAGGATTAGTTTTAGACCCTGAGAGTAATGAATCCTCATAAGCTCTAGGAGAATCTAAAAGCTTTTTAATGGCACTGCTCGACAGAGCATTTCTTCCAAGATAATGATAATAGAATTCATCATCCATCATCTTATCAAGGAGTTCTTTCTTATCCCAGACTCTGTTGTCTAAGGTGGTTATACTTTCTTGCATATTTATGTTTTGATTGTTCGTATTCTTGCTCCATCCAATGAAGTTCTGCTCTTTGTGATTCATAGAACCATTCTTGTTCCATAAGTTCTTTTGTCTTTCCCATTATCTAACGTAACTTAATAGTTTCCTTATTATTTTTTCTATCCGACTCCCTATAAAATTAAGTGGGGATTCTATCAGATAGTACACTATATACACGATAACTTCAAGTATATAGAAGAACGCTAAAAGTAGGAATATAATAAATAACTTGGGTAAGTTGAGTATTACTTTCATATCGTATAGTTTTAAGCAAATCTATACAAAAATTTAAACAACTACAAGAACTTTAACATTTTATTGTTTTGGGTCAAAGTTTCCTTTCCAATGAGTTTGGCATACAGCAAAGCGTTGTTCTCTATCGGGGAATTCTTGAATCATCTTTGCATTATTCATACATCTTTTATTGAAGTCTGCTTTTTCCTCGTACTTCTTGGGTTTCATGTTTAAAGGCATAATTATTCTTTTTTATCGTTATTACTTGGTTCTAATTTGTCTAGTCTTCGGGATAGAGCTACGCAGAATATCTGGAGTTCTTTTATTTCCCTTCTCATATTTATAAGCGTAGTCTCTTTCACTGCTCTAAGTTTTTCTTTAATCGTTCTATATAACAAGCTCCATCTAATAATTCCTCTTGTAGATGCTGTAACCATTGTGTCGTAGTAAGCTCATTATCATACAAGGTGGTGTTGTATTTTGCTACACCAATCTTACTTCTGAGAGTGAGCATCGTCTTTACGCTTTCCACTATAGGGTCGCTAACGTCTTTGAGTCTTTTTGTTTTTGTCGGTTTACCGTTTGTGTCATTTCTATTCCAATAGCTTGAGATACTATCTCCCATAAATCTAAAATTTACATTTTTTACAATCCCACTCTTTCCCTAAATTATTAACGTAGTTTACAAATCCTTGTGGCTCTGGAAGTGTAACCCAATGCTTTTTATAGTACACTCTCGTAACTTTACATTGCTCAAGAGGGATGTCTATATTCTCATCATCACACTCATGTTCTACCTTTAAAACGATAGACTTCTCGTTGGTGTGCCAACTATCACTAATTCTCTCCAATAGCAACCTCTGTCCAGTAGGTATAGGTTTGAATTTACGTTTGACCTCTATTAGAATCAAAACCTTATTATCAAATTCGAGTACACCATCAATATCTGATGGGTGGAGCTTTCCATTCTGCACTCCTGTAAAGTCTATAACTTGCTTTACTTTATTTCTGTTCTTTATCAGACTTGTACTGTTCATACACTTTTTTTAATTCGTTATGGATTCTGTTTTTAAAACAAGGACTACAACTTGTAGGAACTGCTTTTTCATTGAATACCCTGTTAAATATATTTATTAAATCCCTCTGAGTGCTTTGTGTTATAGAATTCTTATTGGCTATAAAGTACTTGTTTAAAAACTCATACTCTGGCTCTAAAAGACATTCTACTTTCTTATAAGGAAACATCTTATTCAAAAAATCACGCCTCCTGTCGCATCCACAGTCTTTTCCATCGGAGAGCCATTCTACTGCTTTCTTGATGCCAGTAACTGTGGTTATCTTCTCAATAGTGTCTCCTAACCCCCTACTTGGTTTGCCTGTATTCTTCATAATATTCTTCGGTTTTTTCCCTGACTTTTTGTTTAGCATTACTAAGCGTATTAAAAATTGAACTTAAACTTATCTTAGTTTCTCTTGCTATCCCTCTCATGCTCATTTTCTTATAGAAATGTATGTCCCATATCTTCTTGTCATACCAGTACCATGATGATACAACCCCTTCTATTTCATCTACAAGCGTATTAAAAGTATCTTCATTCTCGTAATTTACAACACTCGATTCAACATCTACAGCATCGTTCAAAGGTAAGTGATGCTTGTCTATTCCCTTATGAAACCCAGATAAAAACAAATTCCTTAAAGTAACGTAGACATAATATGTATTGACTTCAGATTCATTATACATAATCTTGTCCTTTTTATCTATGTATTTATTCAGCCTAACATACATCTCCTGAACTAACTCATGAGATTGCTCCTTTGTGCATCCGAAAGATTTTGCCATGTTGACCCAATCTTTATGACTCTTTGCCAGTAAATCTATTAGTCTTTCTTTCTCCAAAAGTGAAATGATATACCTATTATAAAAAACATAAATTGTATGAGGTGTTCTATTTCCTCTACATCTTCATCGGTATCAAGTTCTGTATTCCAGTAATTGATTCCTATCATCGCCCCATATATAGGGAAAAATTGTACATACATATTAAACTGATTTAATTGTTGCTTCTATTCGTGAATTACCTGTATCTATTCCCATATACTTAGCTGTTATATTTTTAACGATACTTGTGTCATCTGCTAATATACAACCACACATTACCATAGAGTCTTGGAAGAACTTATCTACCACACTCACTACATTCATTAAATCTCTAACTCTTTTATCAGGAGCATAGTATTCATAATGAATAGATACCTCGCCGCTAAACTGAAAGTCTAATTTATCCTGTATTGAATAATAGTAGTTACGTTTGACGTTACCACTAACAGAATGATGCCAATTCCTATACTGATTAAGATTCAAATACAGTTTCTTTTTGCCACTAAATGAATGAGTCGGTAAAATAATTTTAACTTCTTTTGGCATCTATATCCGTAAACGGTGTTGAATTATTAAACATATATCTTTGCGATTTAACGTCAAAGTGAATCCCATGAACTTCTTGTGGTATCCCAACTAACTTCTGTTTCTTTATCTTTTGACTGCCGAATATTACAGCAGTATTAGAGAAATCTAATGCTCTCTCTGGTCTCCATATAAACATCACATTATCGGCTTTATCGGCAAATGTACCTCCACCTTTAATCTTATTTACATCTGGTTTAAAATACCTACCATCATCACCTTTTGATGGGGTTACTTGGTGAGCCACCAAATGTATTGAAATGTTGTAATCCAAGGCAAACCTTTTAAGCTCACTCATAAACCTAGAGATATATAAATCCTCTCTTTCACCTCTGTTCATCTTATGTTGAACTGTGTTGTATGGGTCTATGATTAAACTTCTAATACCTTTTGTCTTAACTAAATAACTTGCTCGATGAAAAATGTTATCAAGGGTAAAATCTTTCTTGGGGTATATTAAGAAGAAATGCTTCTTTACAAAATCCATGGCATCCCTATATTCACTAAGAGACATCTGATGACTTTTATAGAATGGGTCGGCACTCTTACCCATATACATTTCAATAATGTCATTAAAGAAATCATTCATGGGCATATTCTCAGGAGAGAACACTCCAAACTTCCAACCATCATAATACGCTTTGATTGTTGCCAATTGATTCAAGAACATTGACTTTCCTTCGTTTTGATATCCTGTCCAGATATTTACCTCTCCGTTTCTCCAAGTCCAAGCACTATCCACAGCAGGTATGTAAGTTGTAGTACCTCTTTCTTGACCATTGTGATAACCATCTAACATACTATCACTAACATCTTCTACTGAAAAGATGCCTTCTAACTTAGGGCTGTGAGACGTTTTAAGACGTTCTCTTAGACTTTCTACACCCTCTTGGAGTAATACCTCATTAGCATCTTTAAAAGGTCTTAAATCTACTAATTTACATTTATCAGCACCAAACCTCCTTACAAGCTCTTTCTCAAGGTTTCTTCCATTATCATCATTATCGGTAGCTATATAGATTATTTTGGCACTCTGAAACACACTGTAGCAGTTAGTGATACATTCTAACTTCTTGTCGATGTTTTTATCATTAGGATTAGGCGCACCCATGTTTACACTTGTGTGGAATGGTATACCTGCCACTTCCCAAGATAATGAATCCATTTCACCTTCGCATATTACAATGGTATCTTGCTCCTTACAATTATCATAATTGTATATTACTGGTTCGGCATCTTTAGATTGCGTAAAGAATTTGCCATCGATACCTCGTGTTTTATAATTTACTATATCGTTATCTACAAAATAAGGAAAAACAATACTCTTGTTATCTACAGATGATACTATCTTGTTGTTATTAATAACCTCGTTTGTTATTCCTCTGGCATTAAGGAATGCTCTGCCTTGCTTCGTAAGTTTCTTTAATTTGTTTTTTTGGGGTTTCTTATAGCTTTTCTTTGTTTCTATCATTGATGAATTGTTTGTTTTCAATACGCCATGCCATCCACATTTATGGCAATTATATAATCCTTCTGTTAAATTGATACTTAGACAAGTATCCTTGTAGTTCTCTTTACCCAGTTTTATGCAATTAGGACATTGTACCTTTTGTTGTACACCATTGTTCTTTACCCTTATGCCTAAACTACTGAAGCTTTGTTCTAAAATCATTATATTGTAATATATAAATATAACATGGTATATATATTTTTTTTATTTTTATATATATAACTATATACTATAATCTGCCATATTGGCACTTGGAGATAATCTAATCTTACGCTCTTTTCCATAGTGTCCAGTGGATTTAGTATCACGCTCTATAAAGCCCTGTGCTTCGAGTTTATTAAGCAACCTATACAAGTTCCTATCTGATATGTTTAAAGTGTCGGAAATCGCCTTATTTGAAGCGAAACAGTAACCTTTCTTCTTACTCAATCCCTTTATTAAAGAAAGCAATGCGCTTTCGGTGACACTAAGTGATTTATTCATGAAGGAAACATTGATATTTATAAATCTAGTTTTCATATTGATATAATAAAAATGGGGATAAAACTATCGCTCTACCCCCATCTTAGTTATTGATTAGAATGGTAGCCCATCCCCTGAATTAACAGCCTCCTTCTTCGGAGCGTTGTTATTAGCGTTAGCATTGGCATCTGGTTTGTATTCGTCAATCCAAATCTTGTGGGTTTGACCATACTCATTAGCACCATCCTTGTTAGCACCCATAGTCATTCTTAGGTATTGCTCTCCTTTGTACTCGTAGATATGCTCTCTCACTTTGCTCATGGCAATAGAGAAGTTTACTAATCGGTACTTTTCTCCAGTTGATTGATTTACAACTTGTTTTCCGTTTCCAACGTACTTTTTTGGTGAATTGTTATTCATAATTATAAAATAAAGGTTAAATATTCTTTCTTTTGAAATCCTCAGATTCATCTTCTCCAAAGACTCCTAACTCATAGAATCCTGTCATCTTTAGTACAGCTCTACTCATAGCTCTTTTCTCAGCCATTTCCATGACGTACCAAGTGTTGCAGTTTCCATCCCTATGGGTTTCTCCCTTTAAGGCAGAACCAAAGGTTTCTATATTCTTTTCCCCTTTATTAGCATTGGCTTTAACCACTGAAAAGTTAGGTAAAGAATTAATGACATCATACTCGATGTTGATACCCTCTATAGCCTGTATCTTGTCGATACCTGCTCTGGTGATAATCATATAGTGCTGATGCTTGAATATTTCATCAGAACTAAGCTCATACTTCTTGTAGAGTTTTGCTAGTTTATCTCTATTCATAAACGTATAATTTTAAGTTATCTACAAATCTAACGATTAAATCTCTAACTGCCAAAAAAAAGTGGCTCAGTAAAAACCAAACCACTTTCAAAAGGATAAACCATTAAAAAACTATACGAGTATATGATATAAACTCATCACAAATATATAACATTAACCTTAAACTTTACCTTGTCCTCTATATTTTTTTATATAATTCTTGGAGGACTTGAGCGCACTGCTTTTAGATTTAGCATGAACACCTTTGCGTTTTATTTTGTTTTTTTTGTAGTGAACGGATATTTGTTGTTTTGCCATTATTTATGTTTATTGTTTCCAAATACCTTTTCTACACCTCTTGAACCGAAGTATCCACCGATAACTATAGTAAGTAACCCTGTTATTGAATCTAAAGGATAACCCATGTACCACCCTGCCACATAAGAGATAGTAAGGAATACTAAGGTTAGTGGTCTTACATTTTGAGCTAACCACCCACTTCTGCTATCAGCTACCCACCTTCGAGTAACACCATCCATTTCAGAGCGTTCTAAGCGTAGTTTCTCTAGTGCGATGTCCTTATCCTCGCTACTCATGTCAGAACCTCCTATAATAGCTTCTATTACGTTCCCTACAGGAGTGTCTTGTGCTATTGCACCTACCACTTTAGGTATCTTTTGAAGTAGGAAAGAGCCTACTGCTGTATCTTTAAACTTCTTTTTAGCCATAGCGTACTACCGACTGTATTAGTATGTCCAGATAACGTCTTCGTCTTTGTAATCGTCTGAATCGACATGGATGAAGGTATTTGCCAAACCGAATCTATTGAATCCAACTTGCATAAGGGCATCAAGTATAATCCATCTCTCTCTTGAATTGCGTATTGAAATATCAACTGCTTTTCCCACAATATGGCTTGAGTTCTGTTTTCCTCCAACTTTATCGTTATGTTCGATAGTTCTATATCCTGAGTTGATTTTAAAGGGTATCCCTGCCAACTCACGAGCATTGTCGAGCATTGTAAGAAAATCATCATCCATATAGTTACCAGAATGAGGCACATCTGGAGACGCAAATTCTTCATACTTAAAATATTTAAGACTCATTTTTACATTGGTTTTTACACTTACACTTACCGCTTTTGCAGTCATCGTGTTGAAGTGTCTTGTTTAATAGTAGTCTATCAATGGTATCGTCTTGTACTTTTATAAGCATATTCTCAAGCATATCTTTAGACTGAACAAGCATCTCTATCTTCATCTCCAAGTTGCTTATCTTCTTCTTAGCAGCATCTAAATCATCAGGGTTTCTACCAGTAATACTTGCAATGACCATAGCTATACTTGCCGCAATCATACCTATAAGGGTATTTACTATTTGTGCGTTCTCACTTGGTATTTGATACTTTGATAGATATAATAATATCAAAACAACCAAGAAAAATACCAGTAAACTTCCTGCAAAGTGTCTTATGTCTTTCGCTACTCCGTTTGTTGGCATTTTCATCTGCTTAATGGTCTAAATAGTTGTTTGAATCTTTGTCTTATCTTGGTAATTCTAATCCCTTCAATTTGGCTCTGGGTAGGTTTTATGCTGTTGTACATTATTTTTTCAGGGCTTTTATTATCTGAATAACCGTAAACGTAAGGGTTGCAGTTAACACGAAAAATTGCATTAAAGGATTCACTTCCGATACACTAACTGCAAATGCACCTATGTTTAAACCATACACGCCAAATATCTTCAAATCGTCCATTATTTAAATGCCATATATAAGTAGGTTTCTTCGTCTGTGTTTTGGTCGTTATCGGCAGTAATTATTTTAAAGCCATTAGATAAAAAATTAAGAATATTATACGAAGTGCTTTCGGCATTATTTTTATCTGCCCTTAACCTTGCATTTACTGGATTAGATGGGTTTCGTGTGTTATCCACTATAAGCCATTGACTTGTACCACTTGTTTGTTTAATCATTAACCAAGATGGCTCAAAACCATTACTGCCATCTGATGCACCATTATCAGTTGTATATATTGTTGGGCCATCTGTATTTCCGTTTCCTTCATAAGTACCTATCTTACTATATCCTGCAACTGAATGCCAACAGTAGGCAATAAAATCATCTGTAGAATTTGTCTGACTGCTACCTCCCAAAGTAAAAATGCTTGAATTTACGGTTCTTATAAAGGTTGTTGAGCCTGCGGTTTGAACTTCGTTTGTCTCATTTAAATATAGATAATCTTCGTCATTAGGCATAACTGAAGGAATCTTAACTATCCAATTTGTAGAATTAGCATCTAAATTTTTTACTATTATTATTTCAGGAGTAGATGAAAGTCCGTGTCCAACTGTTGCACCACTTGTTGAATTACCTGTATATTTTACAATACTAAACCCTGCATCAGTATTCGCACTAACATCTGATGCAATAGAAGGAGTAGAGCCTGTAATTGTATTTACTCCGATATTGACTGCCTCTCCGCCGCCCTTAAATACCCACGAAACATAAGCGTTGCCTGTCCTGTTAATCTTGTACAAATCTGCAGCATTATTGGCTCTAATCATAAATCCATTAGCCTCGTAGCTTTTAAATCTATTGTAATTAGCACTTTCAGTAGTCGTGTCATTGGAGGTTAATGAGTCAGTACCTCTTACAGAATCCATTAGTAGGTGGTTGTAATTGGTTCTTGCTTTAACCCACACTAATCCACCATTAGTTTCTAAATCAATACCAACGTTTGAAATGTAGGTGTCATTAGAAGTATCCCCATTCCCCTCATACAACACCGCCTTAAAGTTAGATGTATCTACTTCAGGTTTTTCGTTGTA